CTCACTCGTTGCAACAGCATCCGTTCCTTTTTGTTGGATACTGTTTTCGCCGGAACCCGCTTCCCAGAGTTGGGCTTCATATTCAGGGTCTACATCTTTTATATCTCTCCATTTACCTTGACTGTATACCTGCGTTACAATAGGAGAAGATAAATCTTTATACTTAGAATGATGTATCCAAATCACTTCTTTAGATTTGGGCTCATCTTCTCCTCTATAAATCGGATAATTGTTATTTGTATTCATACCTTAATAATAATTAATATGCAAATTTAATAAAACTTTATGAATTAACAAAGATATTAATAAAAGTATTAATACCTTATTAATAAAAGGATATAAAATCAAGGGGAGTGATTAGCTCCCCTTAATCTTATGAAATATAATTATATCTACCATAGTCTGTCCAACTAGCCTCTGGGTCAGCAGGCACTTGTAGTCCAAATCCATAGAAAAGATTTACCGAATCAACATCAGGGTTGTCATCAGTATATATACTTGGAATATTATTATCATCAATATTACCAGCAATATTATATTTTGCTGTGTTTGGATATTGTATTAAATTATTAACAAAAGTCACAAGATTATTAACATTGCTATTATATCTTCCACCAGTAGGAGATTGATAAAACATTCTGTTAGCCCTCGCAATTGAAGAAACATATAACGTGTCTACAAAATTCACGTCTATATTTGCAACCGAAGAACTAAAGAAAGCATCATCTCCTATTGTAAATCCAGCAAATCTAAATGAACCAACACTAGCTGGAGGGTTAATCACTGTATGGTCAAATAATCTAGTAATATTTGTTAATATTTTACCAGCAAATGTATTGGGGTCAATAACAGCTCTTTCATCTGATACATCGAGTACTGTTTGATGCATTGTACCATAGTCATTTCTAAATACAGGGTCAATAACACTACTATTTATTTTAATCCTATAAAACATATATTGTATGTTATCAAGGTTAATTAATGGACTTATTGTATTTGAATCAAACCATTTATGTGAATTATCTTCAACATCATATATAATACTTGTCATACCAAACATATAGGATAGACTTGTTAATCTTGGAATATCTGTAGCCCCAAAGAGATTAACAGGTATACCCTTATGTAAGAATGATGCTCCGTAGAACATGTAGTTGACATTTGTAAGATTAACACACCCCTCAAATAATCCTCTATTAGCGTTATATCCAAGCGTTGTTAAGTACTTGTTGTTATAAAACATCGACGATACATTAGATAAAGAATTAGCACATATTTGGAAATAGTTATATGGCAACTCTAAATCTGGTACATTAATGACGCATCCTCGATACATCTCACTTAAATCACTAGCACCAGAACTTCTTAATGATGGCAAATCTGCTAATACAGAAGAATCTCTAAACATCCTACTGTAGTTACTACAATATGTCGGTAATGATACATTAACAAATTTTCTATCTTGAACAGTATATATATGTTCTTGGTCATTAGATAATTTGTAAAGTCTGCATCCCTCAAACATACTGTAACATGATGTTGATACATTTGATAAATCAAATTCAGTTACATTATCTGGCAGATAAACTATTGCGCCATTAAATAACTTCTTACTGATTGTATTTAATTTTGCTAATATCTTACCATTAACTGGAGTAGACGTTATTGTAACGCTTCTATTCTGGAATACACCAGGACCGTCATAACTACTATTAGAAGGTACTGCAAATGTACTATCTGTCTTTATACTTGGAACAATTGCATCTATATTTATTGTTATAGGATATTCAGACCTATATGTTGAATTAGATAATCCAAATAAACCAGATATATTAATTGTTCTAGTTGAAGGAATGCCGCTGTGGAAGTTTAACCCAGTGCAGTATACATTATAAACATTTGAGAAACATCCAGATATATCAGATATACTTGGATTATTTGCCCACATATTAACAGCGTTAATATTAATAAGCTCTGTTTCACTTTGACTGTTAATAAATGTAAACGCCCTAATCGAACCAGCAAATGTCGCATTAGTATTAACGAGATTTGTTAAATTAGCAAACAGTGTAGGGTCATTTGTTATCACATTACTACCATAGAACATCTGAGATATATTAACAAGTGCAGTACTAAAGAAATTCTTATTTACAGCATTTGATAATGTTATTGCAACGTCGTATCTATCATTTTGAAACGGTCTTCCATTACCAGTAAATGTAACACTACTATATGCAAACATTACTGGGGCAGTGGTTAAACTTGTTGCTGTGGATAACAAATCATATGGTACGGATATCGAATGAAATCCATAACACATGTAGGTTGTATATGTAACAGTTGATGGTATCTTCCCGTCTATAGCAATATCATTAGTAACAGATGCAAATTCGCTACCACCATTATATTGTGATAAGAAATGGCTAAGATTAGTTACTACTGAGTTATTTGCAAGCATGTACGATATCCTAACCGTCTGGTTGCTAGCAAACTGTTTCATTCTAAATGCTGATGCAAAGTTTGTTACATTAGTACATTTTCTAATTGTAGCTTCGGCATCACTATAGCTAACAGAATTTGCTCCAGCAAATATATGACTTGCAGAAATAACACTACTATCTATAAGTATACTTGGTAACGTCGATAGTAAATAACATCTATAAAACAGATAATCAGCACTTGTTGAAAGGCTAATACTACCTCCAATGCTTGTTAGCTTTTGACAGTCTCTAAATAAATCAGCACCAGTTCCAGTCCAACTAATATTTGTTATTTGCTCAATTTGAGTATATCTAAAAGTAAAGTTTTGATACGTAACAGTTCCATCAACTCTAAATGCATTAACTCTCTTTAATGAACTCATGTTATTAAAATGAGAACAATCAAAGATTGCATTATTTGCTCCAAGTGCTTTTATAGAAGAACCATATAAACTTAAGCAATTTAAGTTCCTGAATTTAGTACTATCAGTAATTTCAAGATGTTCAAGTCCTTGACAATTATCAAAATATAAATCTCTAATGTTCTTTGTTATAGCATTTATGTTTATACTTGAAACACCAAACTTTGTATTGTGGAAGTTAATAGTATCTATTTCAAGGTCAGAACCACTAAATGATACACTGTGAATATTTAAATCAGTAAAGTTAAAGGATGTAATATGAACACCAGCACTAATAACAACATCGCCATTAAATATAGCCTTGTCCATTATTAGTTCTTCGAGTTGTGGAAGATTAGCAAATGTTACAGTTTGATTAAATGTACATTCTGTTAAATCAAGTCTACGAAGATTTGGCAACGTACTGAAATCTACTGTGCCAAGGAATGTACTACCTTTAAGACTAATTTCTTCAACAGCACATCCATCTGGTATAGTAAATGAACTTAAATTAACATTCTCTGCTAATAGTGTTTTTACATTAGGTGGAACTGTTAAGTTCTGTACAGCAGAATTACTTATATTCAAATACTTAAGATTATCAAGACTTTGCCCAGTAACACTAGTTATATCAGTAAACTGTGGATTCTTATTTCCAGAAACATCTAGAGAAATAAGATTTTGATAATTTGCAGAACCCTGGTTGAGAACAACATACTTAAATAAACTAGTTTCAAATACAGATGGCTGATTAACAAGTAGCGTTATAATAGTTGCAGCACCAGAACCGGCATTAAACGAAACATTATCTAATACGAATTTAGTTTCCCTGTTGGCCTCTCCCTGGTACTGTTGTGCTACATATTGTGGAGCATCAACCTTGATGTTATAGTTAATTCTTGAAGTGATATTATACATTGCACTCTCAGTCGCTCCAAAATACGAATCACAGAAAGCGAATCTCTTAGTTATCCACTTCTTGAATTTATACCATCTGTTACCATAAGCAAGCCTTTGGTCGCTATTAGCAAGATACTTATTTTGGAAGTCCTGATTATACTGTGCTACACCAAGTTTATCTATAAGAACGCTTTGACATAATCCGATTATTGATTCTGGACCATATCCAAAGTTATTTCTTAGGTTGGCGTAGAATGTATTTATCTGTTCCTTGAAATTCTTATAGAAGTTAATCCATAATTTAGACTTGTTAGAACTGAAATGATATCTATCATAAGTCTGGGCACCATATTGAATAGTAGATGGCTCATATGTTATGCCAGTTACTGGGTCAGTAACCTTTTCATCTATAAGGTAATTGCTATCACGCCAAGCGTAATCTGTTTCTTTAGCAGGGTCGTAATTAAGACTAAATGGTGCTCTAATCTCAACGAATGGAGCAATATTATCATTGCCATTATTATCAAGACCAGCCTCACTATCAAGGTCATATGGACGTGGATACCACTTACCGTCACCAACCCAATAATCGAACATTGCATTCTTACCAAGGTTATCAGTTTGAGCATATGTCATTAGATTGATAAAATATATCATACAATAACCTAAATCAAAATGCTGAACGAAACCATCTCTATAATCACTTGGAGTTAACGTATCTGATTTATAAACCCACCACCACATAGTATATAGTGCAATAAAATCATCAACGTTCATAACCTTGTTTAATAGGTCACTCTTCTCTTTATATATATCAGAATCAGGATATCTATATTCGAGACCATCAGATAAGAATAAACACCATGCTACATATGGTAAATTTCTAACTAATACCTGCTGTCCTTCATATTCAATGAAATCATCAAGAGCTTTCTTCTTCAATACATTATCTTTAACAAATTGATAATCTTCTCTGATTTCATTTTCTTTAACTTCTCCAACAGTATTTGTATAATCTTTAAGAGTTACTCCATCTGGAATATCAAAACGACCAGCCGCACCATGCTCATTATCATTAGATGTACCCTCAAATGAAATACATTCTAATTTTTGACCACCTTCCTCAATCTCGAAACCAAGAGAATTACCAGTCTTATCAATATTAAGCATGAATGAACCGATATTAGTAAAGATATCGCTAAAATCATCAGCAGTATCGCTTATCTCCATAACAATGGGGAATCCCAAAATGGCATCAAGCATTCCATTTCTAGCAGAAGGGCTGCCAGTAATGCCGGTAATTTCATTGTGCTCAATAAGATTTCTTATAAGGTTATTATAATAATTACATGTTGGAGTATTATTAAGATGTGATGAATCCATGAAGTCTGCCTTTGCCGTATAGATACTCTCTTCATAATAATCATCAGAACCTTCTTTTTTGATAAACCTAGGATTGTATCTTTCTACAGCAGTTCCATCATTGATTAACCTCCAGAAAGTAAACTTGAAGTTAGGTATAGAATAAACCAGTGTTGATGTACCCTGTGTGTGACATTCAACTATAATATCCTGCATTATATCACCCATCCATTGAACACGACATAATACTGCGTATTCTTTCTGTGCTGGCTTCTTAATATCAACACTTTGACGGAATAATGTAGCATTACTCTCAATTACAGAAGAAGAATAATTAGGGTCATATTCAGCCATTGTCTGAGCCTTAGTATCACCAATTCTACCGAATTGAGTAGTATGTTTCATTAAGTCTTCATCATGAGCATCTTTATATGTATTAATTATATTGAAATATCTATCTGATAACTCAGTATTACTAATACGTAAGAATTTTAGCACGGGCAAATCATCTGGCTCATGGAAATCTGGCCTATGACTCTTATAATTGTTATAGATAATAGACGGAGAGCCCTGGGGCATATTCGGATAAATAATATTCTCTCCATCATTTCTATAATACAAGAAACACTTCTGAACAAGAATACCATTACCAACGGTAAGTACTAGATTACTTGAACCTTCATATTCAAGTGGTCTATTATTAACATTGTCAATTAATACTGTTTTAACAGCCATACCATTAATATATATACAATGGTAATAACCAGTTATTAATTCACCATTACGCTGGAATGACTCTTGTAAATTTATACCAACACCAATTTGGACCCATTCATTAATTGGCATATCTGTATAAAGACTACGCCATTTATTAACACAAGATATTTCATCTTCTGTAATAGTTGCAATCTCAATACCGCCATAAGATAGGGTTATATACTTAATTGTTTTATCGTTCTGTTGATTTATCTTACAATATGTATCAAGTAAGAAGGATGACGACAATTGTGTGGTTGATACCTGTTCTGATATCAATTTATAATATTGACCTTCATCAACACCAGTATAATCATCTTGATTAGCATTGATAAGTTTAACCATTGATACAGTACCACCTTCTTCTGGCTCATAATATGATTGTGGTGGCAATGGTAATATATTACCAATTATACGAGTGAAACTACCGTGATATTCTACATTATTGTAAATATAGAAATAATTAATTACAATTTGAGCATTATTCTTTTCAATATTATGTGGAACAACCTTTAATGAGAATCGTCTATATGCTAATACAGTAGAACGCTCAAAGTCAAAATCAGTATTTTCTCCAGGAGTAAGTACTATTGAAAGATTTTCTACACCAGCCTGAAGTGTAAATACATAATATCCAGGTAGTGTTGCATAATAGTTACCTCCCTCATATTCTGGTATGATTTCAAGATTACCAATATCCAGTAATCTAAATAATTCCTGGGTTTTAGTACGAGCCGTTTCTCCATCCATATAAGAAACAACTATTGATAACTTCTTACCATTAAATGTTTCAAGAGTACTCTCGCTTGGCATGTAATAATAATAATTACCAATATAAGTACTACTTGTAGTAGAAGGGTCAATATATGGTGTTAAATCAACGCTTAGTCCCTCACTATGTTCATCAGTACTATCAGTTAATGCTACGTTAGTTACCCTAAATGTATTGTCTCGAACAGATATATTAATTTGAAACTGCTGTTCTGCAACAGATGTGTAGTTTTTAACCTTTATAGCATTAATATTTGTTAAATTATATATGGTAGAAATACCGCCATAATATAATGTGTACTCTAAATAGTTTGTATTTAATCCAGTAATAGCATAGTTGTCAAGACTATCAATAACTTTAATCCTATAAGTATATACTCCAGACATACTAGGATTTGGAATATTAAAGGTATATGGACTTCCCTTACCTATATTAGTATAATCTTGAACATAAACCTCGTTGCCGTTTATGACTTGATAAAGCATTGCTCTTTTAACACCTGCTCCACCTTCAACCATAAACTGCCCATAAATAGATTCGCCTTCTTCTCTAGTGAAAGATGACTCACCTACAAGGTGCAATGATAGTGCTAATTGCTCTACTTTTTGAACAAGATCAGAATCTTCAATACCAGATTTCCACCAATATTCTACAATAGTGTTATTTTCTACAATACCTACAGTTCTACCCAAAACTCTTCTTCCTAAAGGAATAGCAGTACAAGCCTCTTCTATACTATTATAAGGACCATATAAAGCATCTATATTTGCGCATACGCTCCTTACATCTAATTGTTTTGAAATATTAATTGCTCTGGACATTTGTAATTGTAATATTTATAGGGGATTCTAGTGGCATAGGATTACCCTGACCATCAATAAGAACATATTTGTATAAATTATATTCAATATTTTTGTTTTTTACCTTAATACTGCCACTATCAACTAATACGAAGTCACTAGTTAATATATCACTAGGAAATTCTGCATTTACAACCTCAAAAGTATAATCTTTACAAACAGCTACATATATGTAAGGTAAATCAGTAGAAATATTATTTGTAGCTATTTCATAAGATTCATAAGGATAAAGCTCCATAAAACTGGTAATCGTATTCACATCCTCCAAACTGTTTAAATAAAAAACAGGATATTTTAAAGAAGGATCATAATGACTCTCTTCTATAGTAATATTTAAAGGTACCCATCTACTATGCTCATTAATATAAGGAATACAAGTAAATGGACCTACTTTTTTAAGCCATAAGGCGCTTTGTATTTGAGGCGCCTTAGGACTATATATAATATCAGTTAATCTTTTCATTATTTATTGCTTGAAGGTCTTTTATTAGCTTGGATTCTACGAATCTTCTCATCTTCACGATTAGATCGTTTTTCCTCCTCGAATTTATCTTTTTCTAATTGTAAATTCAAATCAAACTGTCTTATAGACTCTCTTAATTTTTCTCTTTCAGCTTCTGACATTTGTTCGGGTTCTACAATACCGTCATTGTCATTGGTGGATCTGGCCTGAGCTCCAATCTCCGCTACTAAAATTCTAGTCTCATTATCACGCTGATTAAGAGTATCATTTTGCTCCAGTTTAGCCATTTCGGTCTGTTGACGCATTTGTTCAATTTGTTGCTGTGACTGTAATTGTGCTTGCTGCTGTTGAGCATTTCTCTCTTGGATTTCTCTTTCATCTTTTTCTACAAGTCTCTGTTTTTCAGCAATAGATGCAGAATTATATAGCCTCATAATAGTAGAGAAAGAAAGAGTTTGATTCTGTAAAGCCGCTTGAGCTAAAGTATCAATCTGCTGTTTTAATTGCTGCATTCCTTCTGAATAATCTACTACAAGACCATAATCATTTTCAGCAAATTCATCTCCATCAATATTCATTATCTGCAAAGCATTATCGGATAAAAGATAGTTAAATTTTAACTTTCTGCCTCTTAAAGCAATCTTAGCAGTCTCAAGAAAACATTCAAGCACTCGTTTTTTAACATCATCATGAATAGTGAAAAGCCACTCTGTAATATGGGAAGATTGTAAATTAGAACGCTCAATACCACCAACAGTTTCACGATTAGATACCTGACCTTCGCGCTGCTTAGTAATACCCACCACTTCAGACATCTCCATCTTGATGAATTCAAGTAAATTTATCTGAGACTGAATGGAATTTCCAAACTCTGCATCAATAACACCAGTGGAATTATTATTTAAACCACCAGCAATCTTACCAGTAGCTGCGCCATAATTACCTTCTTTAAATGAGTCTGTAATATAAATGCCATTAGCTCTAGCATAATACATCCATTTCTCAATCTCCCAACCTTTAGGTACTTTAGCCAAATCTAGTTGCACTAACTTACCCCAGTTATGAGCCATCATTTTATTAAGCCTATCATGTACAACATCATACAGATAGTTATACTGTTTCATCATATCTACTAAAGAGAAAGGCTTAGTATCAACCATATTATAGATAGAACCTATAATGCCAAAATGACACTTAGAAGGATTACTTAATGTGTTATACTGAATAGGACAAGGACGCATATTAACATATACTTCTGTGCCTATTTTAGTACCTTCCCAAGCCTGATTAATATATAAAGCTTGCTCTTCTTCTCCTCTAGACTTATCGCAGATATAATCTTCATTATAAAAATTAAATACCTCTTCACCAGTCTCAGGATCGTATGATTTTACCTTTTTAATCTTTCTCCTAGATTTCCAATACATCCTAATAACTCTTACATTACCATTAAGGTCGTAAGGAAGTAAAGAACTATTAGTATTATCAGGAAACAGATTAAATGGGTCAAAATAATACCCTCCTCCCTCAGGCTGACCAAGAGTATCATCTATCATATTAACGTTGATAAAACCCTGTCTTTCATCAAGAGTGTCCATTTCATCAATAGTATTTCTACCTATAGTATCTGGAATATTCTCAATATACTTAATATCCTTAGGCTTTAAAACGTCATAATAAGTATCAATAACTCTACCAGGAGACCAATAGTCTTCTAGCACTACAACATCTGCGTCTTCAATTTTATTAGAATACCCAGATTTAAAAATTCTTACTTTTAAAGGATTTAACTTCTCTAAGATTGGTTCTCCGCCAGAAATGCTGCATTGATAAATCTCTTCTCCCACAGCCATAGCATCATCAAAACCTTGATTGAATAATAGAGGGAAATTCTGTTCCTTACTATAATGCTGTAATAAAGCATTAGCTCGAATTTCTCTCATATCCTGATAATCGTAAGTATAATAGTTACTTATCTTTTCAAGTTCTTGATTAAACTCTTCTTCTGAAGATACCCTTCTTTCAATAAGCTCTTGCATCCTATTTAAAACTTCCGCTTTTTTAGTTTCTTCCATTTCAGACAGAGAGTTAGGATTTGTGATTACAACTCTATAATCAAAAACTCTTTTACTCTCCTCGCCTTTTAAAACCCTTAATTTCGAATTAATAATAGGATAATGAGCAATATTGTCAGGAATAAAATTAGCTGTAAGATTTTCCGGATTTATAAGGAGCATCAAATCCGACATATGAAGCTTCCCATTTAAAAGATCATAATTGATTTTTTTATGTATCACCGACTTTCTAACAGGACTAAAATTAAAGAACGTTTTAGAATCGGCCCAATCGACATTTTTCTTTCGCCACTCTTTATTTTTAGCCTTCCACGAAAGCTGTTGCGGTGGAAAACTTATAAATTCACTCATAATAAATATTATTTTTCAAGATACAAAATTAATAAAAAAGTTTAGGATAAAAAATACCCTAAACTTTTTACTAAGTTAATATTAATTAAATGGTTTCTTATTACTTAAAAATCTACGATCATAATTAATGGTGAAGTAATCATCATTACCTAAATAGTCTGCATCAATAACATTTCTCGCCGTTTCTGGTGTTCCACCATATCTAATCATAAATTCTTCTCTATATAACATTGCCATACCAAGAGCTCTAACACGGTCAACATTTATATCAGGATTGAACATTATTAACTCTTTAATAAGAGCCTTGTTTTTTAACCTATATAGATTAAATATAGTAGTTTCCACTTCTTCGCCATCAACGGTTTCTACAGATGGGACTCCTTTTAATAGCCAATCCCTAATGAGTCTGTTAGCGTAATCATTCACGCCTTTGGTTGCAGGAACTCCCTTTGTTTTATTACCAACTCCTGTGACTTTAACAATATCCCTGTCTTTTAAATAGTCAGGAGTATCGGCCAGTAAGTACAAACAGTTCAATCTTGAGAAATAAGCATAAATGCCTTTTTTGTTGTTTTCATAACAACATCTAGCATTATAGAACAAACATAATTTTCTGACTATTTCATAGTTATCATCTGCATATTGCTGACGACCAGTATATTCTGCAACAATTTGATCTGTCCATAAATCTAAAACAAAAGTAGAAGATAAAGATAGTGTTTCTGCACCATCATCGTCTACAGGGTCGTGTCCAACTATATATCTTTCAGAAAAAGGCTTGCCTTGGCTATCTAACTCTGGCATGTTATATATTTCAACAGCACCAGTCATCTTATTATCCTTAAGTGGAAAGGTCCTAATTGGCATATCCGTTGTTGGCTTAAAAGAAATTTTACCTTCTTTATCACTAATAAGATCGCCTACGTATACATCATCAAAGAATGCAGGATCATTATCAATCTCATTTAAACGAGCGGTTAAATCTGTCACGGGAAACATATTACCACGAGAACGCATAATAGCCTCCTGTGGTGTTATAGGAATTTCAGCAATGCGCTTAGTAATAGTATTAACATTAGTAGAGTTGTACTTTACATTATATCTATCTATAAGTATTTCTAATAAGGCCTTTGTAACATCTGAATTACCATTCTCATCATAACAGTTTGCCCTATTTAAATAGCCAGGAAAGAAAAACGTAAATTTACGACGGCCTTGCCCTTCTTTATCAAAAACATTAGGCATGCCTAAAACATGATAACCATCAGGATTATACATGATTTCCTGTGCTGCAGAAAAGTCTGATTCATCATCACCAGCAGTTCCAAATAAATATAGCAAACCGAAAACATCAGAACCGTTCTCAACAGAAGGTAAAAGATTATTCCATAACTCCAATAGATTAGGAAACGTACCAGCCTCCTCAAAAACATAAAGAACACCACGAGAACCTCTCAGTTTAGAGGCATCATTGGCAGAAGATTTACCTACCACAGAATTAAGAGTGCCCTTTTTAACCCCAGAATCCAAGTCTAAATAGCCCATTTGCCATTGCATATCTTGTATAGAAGACCGCAATCGCTTAGCTGGAAACTGAGTGTTTTCTGCACAAAAGTCTATGTCATACTGAAATTTGTCTAACGTTTGGTCGCCACCAACTAGTTTGGTTTTATCAGAAGCTGTTATATAACAAGTAACCTTGTGTCTTACTTTAGCGGACTCCCCTAATATAAACCTCTTGGCTAGCATTGCAGCACCACAGAAAGACTTACCTTTACCACGACTTGCTAACTCTGCCGCATGTAAACCACTCTCTCTGGCCTTATTAAGATAGTGAAATTTATAATAGTGTCCCTCCCATACATCAGGAAAATCAATAACACGCATGGCTTCTTTGGAACCCTTATTAACTTTTTTAGTAACCAACATTGGGCAATAATTAAGAAAAAAGTAATAATCCCCAGTAATCCATTCCCCATCTGAAGGCCTTACATATCCTTCGTAGCAACGCCTGATTTCTTCTCTTACCCACTTACCATATTCTGAATTAGGATTAGCATTAGGTCTTAAATCTGTTAAAGTACCGTATTTCTGATAGTGTATTGCAGTGGGTCTGAAATAATCCATATCTTCAAGAATATGAGGCTTAGTAATATCTACTATGATACGCCCTTTGTCATCTCGTTCTATATCTTTAGCACGTTTCCTTGAAGCAGAAATTAACTCCTGAATAAAAGGCACAGTATTAATAAAATCAAAGAACTGATCTTTAATCTCCTCTGGATAACTATCTAAATTCAAAGCTTCAATAGGCGTTTGTATATAATTAAACATATCAATCTATTTCAATACCATCATCAAAGAGGGTCTTATTATTACCACCTCTAGCACGGCCTTTTTCTTCAATTTCTTTAGCAACTGCTCTCTCAGCTTCAATAAGATCTTTCGCTAATTGTGGAATTTGTTTAATAGCAGAAGTTACTGTATTAATTGTATAAATAGGTTTTCCTTTATCATCTAAAGCACCTAAATCAATGTCTCTTAAAAATTCCCTAATCTTATTAACCGCAATCTTAGTATCTTCTAATAGTAATAAAGAAGAAGTAGAAATCATGCTCTTATATACATCAATACATTGAAGTTCTTTTTTAGTAAATTCTTTGACTTTTACACCGTTTGCTTTACATACCTCTTCTAATCTATCCTTCTCGTCTATAATATAAGAATAGTCACTTCTAGGATCGTATGTAAAATATAAAAGTGATAAAAAAGTCATAAACTTGTCCTTAGTTGCGGTCTTATCGGCGTCATAAAGCTCCTTAAAAGGCTTTAAAAGTAAAAGTTCATCTTCTACTTTTAGTTCAAAATTTTCTAATTTTACAAGTTTCATAATATAAAAAACTCCTCAAGAAGACGTTTGACGACTATCTTGAGGAGATGTTTAAAAACCAAACAAACTCTACGGTTTAATAATTGAATTCTTAACCGTAATTATTTTACTGTCAGGATCAGGAGCCCATTCCTCAACTATATAATCCACATCAGTGTCATTTAAAAAGAGGTAATCAACACCTGCCATAGTAACTACAGGGAAATCAAAATAAGTTCTAACTTTACCCTTCTGCACTTCACCATTTAAAGAATCATCAAATTTCTGCTCTGTCCTAAGATATCTTACAGGATTAATAGCTACCGCATCTCCCGGTTTAAGTGATCTTACACTATCTCCTACAGCAACTACTGTCTGAATTTCTTTAATCGGATTTTCTGCTTTCTTAACATTAACTAAGCCACTAGGACTCTTAGTCTCTTCATCTGTGTATTTCTCCATGGTAACCAAAATGTGATTAAACATGGGCTTAATACGAATAGGAATCATTACTTAACCTCCTTGTCAATAGCTTCTTTTAGAAGGTCAAACTCTTCCATAGAAAAACAAAACTCGCACCGCAGCAGCAAAGTACCATAATATGCATTCATGTGATCGAACTGTGTCTTCATAAGTGCAAGTTCTACAGGATCAAATGTCATATCATTTTCGAACTTATCAATTTTATCACTAAGTTTGTGAAGACGCTCTCTGAGCTCTGATGCCTCTTCAATCATTCTAACTTTATACCCTTCCATCTTTTTGATTATTTTTAATAATATTATATCTTCTCTTCATCCTTATATACCTATCATATGTACAATTCAACTTACCTAATGACGGTATATTAAAATTTGTTCTCAATTCATTAAATTCTTCTTCTGTCAAATCCTCTTTTAAAGGCAATTGTTCTATCTTATCTTTAATGAATCCCCAAAAAGACTTATATGCCTCTTCTACTTGTTTGTCTGTTAAACCTAGATCTTGTGCTATTTCTTTAAAAATAGCTTTGTACATAATATCCTTCATCACAAATTAAATAATAATAGTAACTTAAAAGGACCATTAGTATTATCTGCCTTTATATTAGGTATAAATCTAGGTTCAATTTTATCCCCTACTATAACTCCCGCCTTCTTTAATTTACTCAGAATTACTTGAAAATGAGAAGGCGTTAAATCACAAGCCTTCATTACTTTCTCTTTTGAATCTGAACTTAAAGCAACACGCTCTAATAAGTTACTATCTGTTATAACCTTACTAAGCTCAAATCTGTTTTTAAGTAACTCCGCCACGACATCCATCTCTCTTGGGGCCATACCGTGGAGCGGCTTGATAAACTCCAACCAGCACCTAAAAAAAGAAGTTTCGAGTGTTGTTGTAGGGATGTTTATCACATTATTAACATCCCTAAGCATAAACTATTCCTTATCTTCAGAAACCTCTTCCTCGGGAAGAGTCATAATTTCCTCAATCTCTTTAGCACACTTTTCTACAAACTCCGTACTAAAAGCAGCAATAGCATTCCTATCAATAACCTTAAAAAGAAAAGTAAGGCGCTGAAAAGCGGCATTTGTTTCAAGCTGCTGCACTCTAGTATATAGACTTCTAGCCTGCTCACTAAGCTGATGTGCTACATTCTCAAGCTCTTCATAAGAGAGCTTCTTTTCTACAGGACTATTAGGCACTTCAGTACCCGCATTCTTAATAGTTTCTTCCATAAATCTTTTTGTCTTTTTTAATCTCTTCTTCTTCAGCGAGCCATTCATCTATAAGCTCGTCTCCCAAATCTGTACTACCACAATCTTCACAGTAGTCAGGATAACCATTCCCAGCAATTATTCGTAAAGAATGACATCTTCTACAATAAGTTACTGGTATAATGTCATAATTAATCTTCTCCGTCATATGAACTAATTGCATATAATAAAGTGAATCCTTCTCTATCAGGCAATACACTTACAATACTTTCTTGAGAAATATCAAGATCGTTCATTTTCTCAGCAAGTTCTCTAGAACTCCTAGCTGTCATTAATCTATATTCTTTCATACTCTTCTACTTTAATCGCCGGGGTTGCAAGAATCGAACTCACATTTTTGGTTTTGGAGACCAACGTTCTACCATTGAACTAAACTTCGTCTTAGTAGCGGGAAGCGGATTCGAACCACTGACCTTCAGTTTATGAGACTGACAAGCTACCACTGCTCTATCCCGCTATAATCGGGCCTTTTAAAGACATGCCCAGGTCTAACTGGTCCTTAGTTTACTAGAGCATCAAATACCGCTTTAATAAAAGACTCTTCGCCTTTACTAAAAGCATTATTGTCTCCAACACCAATAGGGTCCTTGTCGGGATTTTGACCTGCACTACAACCAGTATTAAGGAATTCTTTCTTAACCGTCTCTTTTGGCACAGCATTCTTTTCTCCAAAAGTTTCCTTAGGAATAGGATTGTTTTCTCGCCAATCACGAAGTTTAGCTTCCATCATTTTGAGATTGTAAGAAAGTCTTTTATTCTCTTCTTTCAATATTTCAATAGTCTTATAACTATCAATGAGCTCTTCCATAAGCTCTAAATTCAAAGGTTTACTCATACTCTTCTTAAATTTGTTAATGCAAAGATAAGCATTTTTTTTGACATTTCCAAATTTTTTTGTAACTTTTTTCAAAAAATTTACTTTTTATGCCATTTTGCGGCATTTAGTGCAAATGTCGCCATCTTTTTCTGAGCAGGAGTACCATGTGCTTTAAACCAACTTGCTGTTTTACCAGTGCGCTTCTTCAAAGCTGTAAACTTTCCTCGATTCTCTGGCTTAATATGTATTTTACCACCGCTAGCATAGTTTTCTAATCTCTCAGGATATTCGAACGTAATACTTGCAGGTTCTATAGTTCCATTGCCTAATCGACTCATGGCATTTATAATAGCCTCATCACTTTCATTTTTATTCCCCATTTCTCCATAAGAAAACGCAGTAACTGTATTTTCTGCTTCAGGAGAATTCGAAAAAACAAAAGGCAGGTTGTCCTGTCTTACAGCATAGGGTGTCCCCTGTTTACGCATTGCTTTAATTTGCCATTTAGGAGTTTTATAATTAGTACTATAATTAAGCCCAAAATCATATAAATCGGCTGCATTTCCTGCAATATTACCATTATTACTATAGAAAAGATTAACTGGATAATTGGCAGCATCATATCTAGGTTTGTCACTTCCTGGCATTAAGTCGGCATTTAAATAAATATTACCATTTCTATTAGCTACCTCTTTTATAAAGCCTTTCATATTTTCAGGAAATACATATTGTCCGTTAGGATTAATAGTTGCATTATACGTAGGTATATTATTGCCTAAATAAGGCTTAGTAGAAGTTCCTGTATAAGGTTTAAAACCAGCATTTTCAGGTCCCCATAAATAAGCTTTTAATTCGTCATAGTTCTGTTGAGGAGACGTTACAGCCTTTAATATACCAAAAGGAGTAGCACCAGCACCATCATGTACGTAAGCCCCTATTTTATAAGCAAGATGTTTTATAGTCTCTTTATCTCCGCCAGTATAAAACATATTGACTAAAGGGCCTCCATTAGCATATGCCCATTCTTGATTAAGATAATCTTTAGGTACATCCACTTCATACCAAGTATTTCCTTTCGGGTCTGTCACAGTGCGAACATCTGCGCCCTTGAATAGTTTTTGATACTGCTTAGGAAAAGCGTCGTATTTCTTTAATATAGTTTCATGCTGCGGCAGATAAACTTCTTTTACGTTTTCTTCAAGCCATTTATCGGGATTGTACTTTTCTCTAGCCTCAACAAGCTTCTTACGCATTTCCTTACCAGCAGTCGATTTGTCAAACGTCTCACTGGCTCGCTCTTGAGCC